ATGTTGAAGGAGGAATGTAGATGGGTTTAAAACAACCAATGATGTACGAAATGCCACCGCCACCAGCAGTTGATCCAGAAGTGGCAAAAAAAGAAGCAGAATCAGCAGCAAAATTAGAAGCAGAAAAAAGAAAAGCTATTAGTGTAAGAACTAAAGGTAGAGGTGGAACAATTTTAACAGGCGGACAAGGAGTTGAAGAAGAAGCTAAAACAGCCGCATCATCTTTAATAAGTTACTAATGGCAACTTTTGATTATATAAGAAAACGATTAGATAAGTTAGAAGCTGATCGAGGTACGTGGGAATCCCATTGGCAGGAAATTTTAGATTATGTAATGCCACGTAAGGCAGAAATTACTTTTTTACGTTCACGTGGAGAAAAAAGAACAGAAGTTTTATTTGATTCAACAGCAATCACAGCTAATAATCTTTTAGCGGCAAGTTTACAAGGAACATTAACATCACCTTCATTACCTTGGTTCTCATTAAAATTAAGAGATGATGATGTTAATAAAGTTAGAGATGTACAAATCTGGTTAGAGGATACGGCACGTAGAATGTATGCTGTATTCAATGAATCTAATTTTAATACAGAAGTTCATGAAATGTATTTAGATTTATGTTCGGTTGGTACATCTGCAATTTTTATAGAAGAAGCTAATGAAGGATTTACAAAAGGTGGTTTACATTTTAATACTTTGCATATTGCGGAGTATTTTATTCAAGAAAATACAAAAGGAACAGTAGATACTCTTTATAGAAAATACAAAATGACTGCACGACAAGCTGTGCAGGAATTTGGTGAGGATAATTTAGGAACAAAAGTTAAAGAAGCAGTTAAAGATAAACCTGATACTCAATTTAATTTTATTCATGCTGTAGAACCAACGGAAGATTATGAAAGAGCAACAGGTGAAACAAAAACTAAATTACCAGTTTCGTCTTGCCACGTTTGTTTTGAAGATAAAATGGTTGTTAGACTTGGAGGTTATAATGAATTTCCTTATCTTGTACCACGATGGTCAAAAGCAACAGGTGAAATTTTTGGAAGATCACCAAGTTACAATGCGTTACCTGATATTAAAACTTTAAATAAAGCTGTAGAAATTGGATTAAAAGCGTGGGCAAAAGCTATTGATCCACCATTGTTAGTTACGGATGATGGAGTAATAGGTCGAGTTAGAATGACACCTGCTGGAATTACAGTTGTTAGAAGTGATACAGCAATCAAGCCATTACAAATTGGATCGAATTGGCAGATAACAGATTTAAAAGAAAATCAATTAAGAACAGCGATTAGACAAGCATACTATTCAGATCAATTACAATTACAAGAAGGCCCACAAATGACGGCAACAGAAGTTCAAGTTAGATATGAATTAATGCAAAGACTTCTAGGCCCAACATTAGGGAGATTTCAAACTGAATTTTTAAATCCATTAATCGAAAGAGTATTTGGAATTATGATGAGAGCAGATGCTTTAATGCCAAGACCAGAAGCAATGAGTGGAATGAATATGGATATAGAATATGTCGGGCCTTTAGCACGTTCTCAAAGAATGGAAGAAGCTATTGCAGTTGAAAGATTATATCAATTAGCAATGCAAGTCGTTCAAGTTGATCCTACTGTTATGGATGTTATTAATCACGAACAAGCGATTAGAATGAGAGCAACATTACTTGGAGTTCCTAAAACAGTTTTACGTGGCGAAGATGAAGTAGCAGAAATAAGAGAACAAAGAGCAGCAGCACAACAACAAGCACAAGAACAAGCGATGGCACAACAACAAGCTGATACAGCATTATCACAAGGTAAAGCTATGACAGAAATGTCTAAACCAGAAACTAAAGAAGGTATGGAAGAAGCAATGGCACAAGCCGAACAACAAGGATTAGTATAATGGATAGATCATTAACAGAAAAACAACAAGCATTTATTGAAAATTTTTCACAAACAGGAAATGCAAAACAATCTGCAATCAAGGCAGGTTATTCAGAAGCTACAGCAGAACAACAAGGGCATAATCTTAAAAAACAATTAAGTAACGAAATAGATGAAGCTACTAAAAAATTAATGAGTAGTCACGTTCCTTTAGCAGTAGATAAATTAAAAGATTTAATTTCAAATCCTAAAATATCAGCTTCGGTTCAACTAGGAGCAGTTAATAGTTTGTTAGATCGTTCTGGTTATCAAACAATTACTAAAATTGAAGATGTAACTGGTAGAAAAACGGATGCTGAACTTCGTGAAGAATTAAGACATTTATTAGGTACAATCGCAGTTGTTAAAGGCCCATACGATCCTAGTGGTACTAATGGTTCGGGTTCTATCCAATAATGGATTGGAACGATAATAAACCTAACGAAAGTTTTGCTGGTGTTTTAGATGATTTTGATATTTCAAGAATGGAAATCTATGATGAGCCACGTTATTTACTACATTTTCAATGGGGAGCAACAGGGCCTTGGAGAAAAATGACCCCTAAAGTATGTCGGTATGCTTTAGTTGAAATGATAGATGTGGATAAGATTGATTCTCGAAATAAAGAAAAAGAAGATGAAGTAGGTTTGACACAAAAGGAAATTTGGGATAAAAAATATAGACCAAAAAATGGCAGCACCTGATTTTGAAAAACAAATTAAAAGTTTAAAAAGAGATTACGGAATTACTTTTGGCTCTAAAGAGGGCGAAAGAGTAATAGCTGATTTAAAGTCAGCTTACTATCATAGAGGTTCATTTACAAAAAGTGATCCATATGAAACTTCATACCGAGAAGGTCAAAGATCGGTAATTATCAGAATAATCAATCTTTTAAAGGAGGATAAAAATGGCTGATGAGCAAACGACCACAGTACAAGACAACCCAGTACAGGAAACATCCATACTTGGGTCTGGTGCTAGTGAAAATCAAGACTGGAGATCATCTTTAAATGATGAATTGAAAAACAATCCAACAATTCAAAATATTAAAGATTTAGAATCTGCGGCTAATACACTAGTTCACCAGCAAAAAATGATAGGGAGTAGAATACCTATACCAAAAACAGATGAAGAAAGGGCTGAATTATATACAAAGTTAGGAAGGCCCGAAACTTCTGAAAAGTATAATTTCGCTATTCCTGAAACACACGCTAAATTTTTTAATGAAGAACAAGTTAAACAATTTAAGAATGTTGCCCATCAAATTGGGTTGAATAACGATCAAGCTAAAGCATTAATAGACTTTCAAGTCAAATCTGTTGATTTTGAAAATCAAAGACGTAGTTCAGAAATGACTTTAGGAAAGAAAAGTACAGAAGAAGCATTGCATAAAGAATGGGGTTATGACTATGATAATAAGGTTAGAGCCGCAAGACGAGCAATGTCTGTATATGCAGATAATGAATTGATGGAACTTTTAGATACCGAAGCAGGTAATCATCCATCTGTTGTTAAATTATTTGCACGTTTAGGTGAGGATATAACGGAAGAAATGGCTAAAAATACACAAAACAATAAATTAGCTGTTTCACCAATAGATGCTAAAGCAGATATTGCAAAAATTTATGCAGATGCAAAACATCCTTATCATAATGCTGGACACCCAGAACATAGAAATGCTGTGGAACAAGTAAGACAATTACACGAAAAAGTTTATGGTAATTAAATAAATTATCTGTTATAATTGTTGTATCAAAATTCGCCCTTCATAGGAGAACGAATAGGTAGCCATAATCGGCTTTAAACATTCGATTGATCGTATCGTCTTACGATAAGGTTTCCCGAAAGGACAAAAGCCGATTTAATGGAATATGTTGAATCAGCATTGTGCTATTCGACCCCTATTCTTCAACTTTGTAAAACTATGGAGATAATATGTCTGTACAAATAACAACGGCTTTCGTTGAACAGTACAAAGCTAATGTATTACACCTAGCTCAACAAAAAGGTTCTCGATTAAGAGATGCTGTCCGAACTGAAACAGTTACGGGCAAAGCTCATTTCTTTGAAAGAATTGGCTCAACAGCAGCAGAAAAACGTGCTTCTCGTCATTCAGATACACCTAGAATGGATACACCCCATTCAAGAAGAAAAGTATCACTTGATGATTACGACTGGGCGGATTTAATAGATAACGAAGATAAAGTTAGAATGTTAATTTCCCCTCAATCCGAGTACGCAATGGCTGGTGCGTGGGCAATGGGTAGAGCAATGGATGATGCAATTATCGCTGCTGCTACTGGAACGGCTTATAGTGGAGTTGCTGGCGGAACGTCAGTTTCTTTACCATCAGGTCAAAAAGTAGCACACGCTTCTGGTGGCTTAACAGTTGCAAAACTTTTAAGTGCAAAAGAAATACTAGATGCAAACGATGTTGATCCAGACGAACCAAGATTTT